TTCTTTGTATGTCAGATATATATATATATTTATGTTATGTATATGGGTTTATACCTTGTGCCGATGGTTTTTTGACTATAACTGGAATTGATATTGAGTGTTTCCAAAAGTGGGCAAGTTCTGGGCTTCCTTTTTTGCCTAAAAAGATAGACGAAATCGGTAAAAAAGGCTTTGTTGACACGTTTTTAAACTCTAAAATCCCGATAGAGCGCATTTATACGGCTAACAACCTTTACGGGATGGACAAAAACCCCGAAAATGCAAGCGAAAAAGATTTACAAATTGATGTATTGCCCGATTTATTGTGTTTGTCGGACGGACAGAAAGAAATTGTGGACGGATCGCACACAACTCTTTAATGGTGCGAAATAGGGCAAAAGGGCAAAAAGCGTGTATTTATGCGGTTTATAAGGGTTTTTAGATAAAAAATACAAGGGTGAAATATTGCGCTAAATTATTGTTTAGCGAAGAAATAGCTATAAACCGTGATGCAATTCTCTTTTGTTGTGCGTCCTGTCAAGTTTTCATGCCCTGTCAAGCATTTCGGCACTCGAAAAGATAAAAAGCCCCCGTGGTGGTATATACCAGAACGCCACCCCCTGCCTACTTACCCCAGAATCACCGCCCGAAGAAAAAAAACCCTTTTAGCCCATAGTCTACTACACCTAACAATAAACCATAACAGAAGAGTAAAAGGGATATACCGATAGCTAAAAATATAAAATAAACACCACATAACACTACTGACAGTACAAAGAATACTGATACGGCATATAGCTGTAGTAAATAATATACCACTCCATAACACCACCTTTAGTAAAGTTAAGAGAATGACCAGTATCTAACTGGGGTATAGTTGAATACTGGTTCTGCATATAACACTACTACAGGTATAAATATAATATATATAAATATACCCTGTTGGGGATTAAAGATACACCAGTACATAACACTACTACACTAAAAGAGAATGATAGGAGGAATCAGAGCATGGATAACAATTTTGGCAATAGCATGAATGAGAACGTGATTGAGTTTTTAAGGGGGCAGAAAACAGCAACTCTGACATTAGCGAATAACACAAGGCTGAATAGCCGAGTACGGAAGATAGCTGAAGAAAGACCAGATGAATGTCAGATCATTGTTGAGAACACGGATGGTAGTATCGTGGCGCACGTTCCTACGAAGTGGATAAAGGTCAATCCGTCAAGGGAAATGACGGAAGAGCAGAAAGATGCCGCTCGTCAACGCATGAATTTTGCAAGAGAACGTAAATAATTATTTACGCAATTTTCCTAAATTTCGTTTTGAAATGCTTCAGGGTAAATTTGTACCACCCCGATAATTCGAGGGGCATTTTAGGGCATTTCACATTAACAAAACTAAATAGCGTACAACGATGCACCATAACTGTTGTCAGAATAAGTGATTCTGATGATGGTTTATTTTTTTTGCAAAATTTAAAAAAATCCGATTTTCGGGAGGAAGGTTACATAGCATGAGCAGATTTATTGAACTTAATCCTAAAACTGGCAAGAACGAGATATGGTTAGACAGCCGGAAACGATGCAAGCATCTGTACAACGAGATTTGTTGTGAAAACAGGTCACGCTATGTGACGGAAAACCCGACAGAGGATCAATGTAGGTTCTGTAGGTATTTCGAGAAAGAGACATTAAAGGTGGGGCAGCAGATAGTAAGCTGCCTGATAAAGGAGGAATGACTATGGCACTATGTTGGATTCCTCGGAGAAGGAACAAAAGACCCAGAGAAGGTAGCAAGGGCATGGCAAGGAATACCCGTAAGCGAGTGCGAGTGACAGTTGAGGAATGGGAAAATGCCTGTTCGGAGTTGATGAAAGAGCCGTACATGATTGACTATAAACGTGTCAAGCAGATAGCTGACGATTTAGGCATTTCCGAGGTCACTTTCGAGAAATACTACCACCTGTGGCTTGCACATGGACGGAAAACAGAAGAACTGGCAATCATCAAGAAAGAGGACAATGCTAATGATGACAAAGGCAGAGATAGAGAAACGTCTGAACGAGTACAAGATTTACCGCAAATTAAACGGAGTTACAAAAGAACTGTATGATGCTTGGTGTTTAGCTGTAGAAATGGCTGATGACATGAAGGATGCAGAGTTCGTCATCAAGGTAGGCAAGGATGCACTTGACGTAATCGAGGGCTTCATCCTTAAAAACGCTAATGCCAGTTTTGAGCAGTTAGAGGAACACGCACAGGCTGAAAAGAAGAATTATGTCATACTTGCACGATACTATGGCGTGTTGAGGATCATGGGGAAATATGACCTTGACAGTTTCTGCCTGTATGTTGAGCGTAACAGACCTCGGAAGGACAGATTTTACGAACCGAGAAGAAATATCCTGAAACCTGTTGCCGATAATATTACGGATTTGGAGTATGACAGGCTTGATGAACTGTATCTCCATATGCCACCTCGTGTCGGCAAACTGTTGGCAGACGATACACCTGTTATGACTTCCGAGGGATGGAAGAATCATGGCGATTTAAAAGTCGGTGATAAGGTTGTTGGCAGTGATGGCAGATTTACCGAGGTTACGCACATTTTCCCGAAGGATGTGGCTGATTACAAGGTCACTTTGTCAGACGGAAGTGAATATCATTGCCACGGAAACCATGAGTGGTTGGTTTATGATGAAGCAGAAGATAGTGACAGGGTGTTAGAAACACGTTATATGGCAGAGCATTTAGGTGATGGTGAATATTATTATATACCTACAATGCCTTTAAGCAAAAATAACTGGATTGGGATTGAAAGCATCGAAAAATGCGAACCGAGACAGGGTAATTGTATATCCGTGGCAAATTCTGACGGTCTTTATGCCGTAGGCAAGGCTATGCACCTCACACATAACTCACAGCTAACCACGATGGCTACAGCTTGGCATTGCGCAAGGAATGATGAGTTATCCAACCTGTATGTCACCTACGTCAATTCGCTTGGCGGTGCATTTGTAAACGGTGTTTTAGAGATAATCCGAGACCCTACCTACGCATTTGAGGATGTATTCCCGTATGAGCATATTGCGAATACCGATTCCACGGCACACAAGATGAATCTGGGGCGAGTTAAGAAGTATGCTACGCTTTCAGGAAAAGGCATGGATGCAGCCTTGAATGGCGAGTATGATGCTTCGGGATGGCTGATACTGGATGACTTGCACGAAGGTATTCAGGAAGTCTTAAATCCTGATCTTATGGCAAGAAAACAGGCTATTTTTGACAACAACGTAATCACCCGTAAGAAAATGGGTTGTAAGATACTTGGCATTGGTACTCTGTGGTCGCTCAAGGATATCTATTCTGACCGACAGGACTTCTTGGCGAGTAATCCTAAAGCTAAAGATATCCGTTGGAAGGTTTACAAGATTCCGGCATTAAACGAGAAAGAGGAATCTAACTTTGATTACAAATTTGGGGTAGGCTTCTCGACACAGTATTACCAGACGCTCCGTGATAAGTTTGAAGCGAATGACGATTCGGCATCTTGGTCTGCACAGTTCATGCAAGAGCCAGTAGAGAGAAGTGGTGTACTGTTTGATACGGCAGCTATGAAGTATTACAATGGCGTACTTCCGGCAGAAGAGCCTGTGAGGATAACCTTCGCCTGTGACGTTGCTTTAGGTGGCGAGGACTACCTTGCTATGCCGATAGCGTATGTTTATGCAGACGGTTCGGTATATATTCACGATGTGGTCTATGACAATGCCGAAAAGAAGTACACGAAACCTAAAGTTGTGCAGAAAATCATTGTCAACAATGTCGGTTCGGGATATTTTGAAGCCAATCAGGGTGGAGAAGGTTACAAAGACGAGGTAGATGCCGAATTACAGGCTTTAGGGCATAAGATAAACCTACGGAGCAACTACGCACCTGCCAATAAGCGCAAGGAACAGAGGATTTTTGACAAAGCAGGGTCTATCCGTGAGTATTATTTCCGAGATCAGACTTGCCGAGACCCCGAATACCGAAAGTTTATGAATTGCCTGTTCAGTTTTTCGATGAAAGACAAGCGTAAGCATAAACAGGACGGTGCGCCCGACAGTTTGGCATCGTTAGCATACTACCTTGAGGGAACGTGGAATACAGTTAGGGCAGGTTTCAATCCGTTTAGGAGGCGGTAAACATGGGATTTAAGAATGAATATTGGGCTTTACGGAACATGAAGAACTCTATTGAGGACAAGAAAGACACTATCACAGAATTACTCACGGCTGCTGCAAGCACTACAAAGCCTCTAACCCCTAATGAGGGTGGCAAAGGTGCAAGCAAGGGTGACAGAATAGAGTCTATCATGGCTAAAGTGATTGACTTGGAGAACGAGATAGCGGATGCAGAGAACGAGTATGAGTTTATGAACTGCCAGTTTATCTTCAAGACAGCCAAAATCGAGAAAGAAAAGCACAAGCGTTTAGTGATAGAACGATATTGCAGAGAGCGTTCATTGTCTGAAACTGCTACTATTTTAGGGGTTTCAAGGCAGTATGTATGCCAAAGTTTAAAAAATCTTGAAAAAATTTGAAAAAACACTTGACAGTTGACTACCAATGTGCTAAATATGGTAGTGAGTAGAAGTGTAACCAAGGGTATCTCCACAAGATGTTGTGCAGATGCCCTTTTATTATGCCCGAAAGATGGAGATACACGATGAACAACAAGAATTTTCAAGACCTCGTTAAAGGTCAGTATGGTCGGAAAATTGCATATGCTAACTTCAGCGAAGTCACGGAAGAAAATGTCATTAAGATTGCTTCAGTTGGACTCACCACGCTTAACTGGAACAGAACGGCTATTCGGTATCTCTATGACTACTACAAGGGAGATCAGCCCTCATTATACCGTAGCAAGACAGTTCGTGATGACATAAACAACCCCGTTGTTGAAAACCATGCTTTTGAGTTCGTAAGTTTCAAGAACGGACAGACATATGGCGAACCTGTTCAATGCGTTTCACTCGTTAATGACGAGATTATCAACAAGGGCGTTGACAAACTGAACAACTACAACAGGAATGCCGGAAAACTTGTAGCTGATATTGAGAGTGGCGAATACACTTCAGCCGTAGGACAGGGATATAAGTGCATTCAGAGGACTTACAAGAAGGACATTCCTTACAGGATTATCAGCCTTGATCCCATGAACACGATAATCGTATATTCACAGTTGACCAAAGAGCCTTTGCTTGCGGTTCAGCAGTTAAAGGATTCCGAGAATCAGAGATATCTGCATTGTTTCTCCGAAACTACGGAGTACATCATAAAGAACAGCAACCTACAGGTTCTCGAAGTAGAGGATGGTATACAGAGAAAGTCAAGGCTTCATGCTTTTGGTGGCATACCGATAGTCGAGTACCCTAACAACGCTGCAAGGCTTTCAGACATAGAGATCGTCATAACACTTCTTGATGCCATAAACGAAACCCAGAGTAACCGAGTTGACGATATCGCACAGTTGGTTCAGAGTTACTTTAAGTTCGTTAACTGTGACATTGACAAGACCAGTTTTGAAGAAATGAAACAGGCAGGAGCAATCGTAGTACAGAGCAACGCTATGAACGGTGCTGTGGCAGATGTAGGTATCTTGTCACAGGAACTCAACCAACAGGGTACACAGATTGCTAAAGACGATATGCTGAAAAGTGCCATGACCATACTGGCGGTACCTAATCGTGAGAAGCAGAATACAGGTGGAGATACATCTGGTGCGGTTGAGTTGAGAGCCGGATTTGATGCTGCAAGGCAGAGGGCTAACCTCAAAGACCCGTTTGTTGTAACGTCCGACAAGCGTCTTAACAGGGTTGCGTTGAAAGTCATAGCACAGACAAAAGGTGCATCCGAATGCCCTATTACGGAACTTGACTACGATGTGCATATTATCCATAGCCCTACAGACAATCTGCTTGTCAAGTCAGAAGCACTTGAAATCTTACTCCGAAGCGGTATTCATCCGTTAGTGGCTGTTAAGGTATGCGGATTGTGGGCTGATGCTGAACGTGTTTACACACAGAGCAAGGAATACCTCGATATCAAACAGGAATACAACATTGACAAGGCTATTGAGAATGCCGGAGTTAAAGATCAGGAGGACAAGGCGAGGGCAATCCTTGAAGGTCGGAAAGTAGGCTGATATGGCTACAAGAATCCTTGATGAATTAAAAACGATTAATCGGGATATAGCCGATGCCGTTATCCGAAAAGCAATCTTTGAGTATTTCGATGAAATGGAAATCCCTGAAGAAGATAAGGCAAGACGTTCCAAATTATGCGAACAGCTTACGTTCATGCTGATAACATTATTCGTTATGGCAAATGAAAATGACCGAGAATATGTTGTTGAACGTGGGGTAAGCCAATATCTGAATTTCCTTGACCAAAACGGCTATGATTCAAGCAGATATGCCGACAGGGTACAGAAATCCATTGAGAGCATCGTAGATACCACAATTAAAAATCCTGATACCGAATACTTTAAGTCGGATGAACGTGCCTTGCTGATAGGTGAGACCGAAACGAACATGATTGGCAATGACGATTCGCTTATGACAGCTATTGCCGAGGGCAAGAAGTGGAAAACATGGATTACCATGAGAGATAAGCGTGTTCGTGAAACCCATACACAGGTAGACGGAGTTATGATTCCGATAGATGAGTTTTTCCAAGTGGGTGATGCTCAAATGCTTTACCCTTGCGATATTGAGAACGCATATGATTCACCAGATGAAACACAAAATTGCAGATGTGTACTGGAATATAGTTAATTAAAGCACCCAAGAGGTGCTTTTTTTATACAAAAAATTGGAAAGCTGTGACCGAAAATCAGCACTCCCAAAGCGCAGAAAAGCGTGTTAAAAAATCGGGGATGGGAAGGACAAGAAATGACAAGAGAACAGGCGAAAGCTAATCTCGTAGCTTGTGGAGTTGAAAACCCTACGGAAGAACAGATAACCAGTTATCTTAATCAGGTTAACGGTGCTGTCAAGACCGAAAGAGACAGGGCAGACAAACTCAAAGCAGACGCTGACAAAGTAGCTGAATTGCAGAAACAGCTTGACGAGATCAATTCAAAGGGTCTGTCAGATGTTGAGAAAGCAAACAAAGCCACAGAAGCAGCATTAGGCAAGGTTGCTGAACTTGAAAAAAGCATCAGAACCATGCAGACACAGAAACAGTTGGCAGAGTTAGGAATTACTGGCGAGAGTGCCGAGAAATTCTTCGATGCTGACGGAAACATTGATTTTAGCGTACTCGGTCAGATTCTGTCCGATACCAAGAAGAACGCAGCTACCCAGAGAGAAGCTGAACTTGCCGGAAAGGCAGGAAACCCTAACGGAAACGGCAATAGTGGTAGTAATGCAGACGAAAAGACCGTTGCTGAACAGTTTGCTGAAAAGTTTGCAAAACAGACCGCAGACAGTAACAAGGCAACAAATGAAGCATTAGCTTCGTACTTAAAATAATCCGAAAGAGAGGAAAAAGTTATGAATTTTAGTTCAAACGCAGTTGCTATGACCCCTGAAATTCTCAAGAGAAAACTTGGGGCAGAGTACCTTGTACCTGTGACAATCGCATCTTCCGAGTTTGCGTACACAGACGTTATCAAGGCAGGTACACCCATCAATGCTGATGGCGAAGTAGCAGAAGATACCGAGTACGGTGGAGTTACTACAAGTGACGCTGTTGGTATCCTCCTTAACGATGTTTATGTTGAGAACCCTAATGGTTCACTTATCAAGGCATTTGCGGTAGTTAATACTGCTAACTGTCCTGTTGATATTAGTGAGCATAGCGTTATCACAGATTACGTTAAGGCTGCTTTACCCCTTATCATTTTTGAATAATTTTGAGAAAGAGAGGACAAAAGAATGAGATTAAGAGACGCTTATTCAGCAAAGGCTATTGCACTTGCATTTTCAGAAGCCGGAAGTAATAAAATCCCTTACCTCGGAGAAGCACTCTTCCCTGCAAGGAAGAAGATGGGTCTTGACTTAAAGTGGATCAAGACTTCAAAAGGACTTCCTGTTTCACTTGCACCTTCTGCATTTGATACAGTTTCCACAATCAGAAGCCGTGAGGGCATCACAATCAATGAGACCGAGATGGCATTCTTCAAGGAGTCTATGCTTGTTAAGGAAGTTGACGAGCAGGAAATCCTCCGTGTTAAGGAATCATCCGATCCTTACGCACAGGACGTACTCGCTCGTATCTATGACGATGCCAACACTCTTGTAGACGGAGCAAAGGTTGTTCCTGAAAGAATGATCATGCAGCTTCTCAACCCTACAAACGGACATCCCTCAATCAGCATCAATGCAAACGGTGCTACCTACGCTTACAACTATGACCCCGATGGCTCATACGCAAGCAACAACTATGTAGCACTTACCGAGGGTCACAAGTGGTCAGATACAACCAATTCAGACCCTATGGGAGATATCCAGACCGCACAGGATGCCATCGAAGCAAAGACAGGTTCAAGACCTTCAATCGCAATCATGTCTCGTCAGACATTCAACTACGTTAAGGCTAACGCAAAGGTTCGTTCAGCAATCCTTGCACAGAACGCTACCGCAAACGTATTCATCAACGATGCAAAGGTTAAAGAAATCTTCTCACTTGAACTTGGCGTTACAATCATCGTTTACACCAAGCAGTTCAAGACCGAAGCTGGCGTTGCTACCAAGTTCTTCGCTGATGGATTCTGCGCACTTATCCCTGAAGGTTCACTTGGTAACACTTGGTATGGTACTACACCTGATGAGAGAACACTTATGGCTGACCCTAACTACGATACAGCACTTGTTAACACAGGTATTGCTGTAACAGTTACAACCACAAGCGACCCTGTTCAGACCAAGACAACAGTTTCCGAGATCGTTCTTCCTTCATTCGAGAGAATGGATGAGACTTACGTTATCAAGGCATACTGATCCGAAAGGAGAAATGAGCCATGATATTTGAATACACAGTAAAGTACAATGGCAAGTATTATCCGGCAGGAAGTGACGTTCCTATGGAATCCGACAAGACCGCAACATCTGACAACAAGGGTGTTGCGGTTGTAGATGAAGCACCTGTGACCGAGAAGGTTGCAGAAGAGCCGAAAGCTACAAAGGAAACCAAAAAGAAATCAACCAAGAAAGAAACCAAATAGAACGATTGAAAGGGGTTTTGACAATGATAAACATATCTGAATTACAGACAGCCATTGTCTCGGACTTAACCCTTGAACTGAATGGTGACGAAAGTTTCAATGCAACCGTTCTTGAGCAGAAAGTCAAACTTGCGATACTGGATGTATATGCCCGTAGGGATTACGGCAATTCGCACTATGATGCCAAAAGGATCATAAATGAGTTAAGCACGAAATACTATTCGGTCATTACAGACCTTGCAAGGTATGACTACAATCAGATGGGTGCAGAGGGAGAATCCTCACACATTGAAAATTCCGTCAGCCGGACATATCGAGACAGAGACAGGCTATTATCGAGCGTTCACGCATTTGTCAAAATCCTATAAGGCTTTGGTAAATGCAATACTCGTTTACCAAGTGGAGGAAATGGCTATGCGCACAGCAAATAAAAACAAGCGTAAACTCTACTACGCATTGAAAACTTCAAAGTCTGCGGAAACTGAATCATCGACCATTACCGTTGACGGGGAAACCGTGTATCTGGACGAGGGTGATTACGATATCACTTATAGCACTCCAGTTGAATTTTTGGCGAATATCAGTTTTTCGGGCGGTGAAGTTGCGGATGTAGAGTTTGGGCTTGATCTTTCGAGTTACGATGCAATAATCGTGACCGATAACGATGCAATACCCATTACCGAAACAAGCCTTATCTGGTTTGAGAATGACCCCGATAGTGAGGATGCCGATTTTTCCGTTGTCGCTATTAGGAAATCTTTAAACCAGTTAAAAGCAATCCTTAAAAAGCGTGTGAGGTGATAAGTTATGACATTTGCATCTAACTTGTCATCACAGGGCTTAAAGAAACTCGCACAGGAACTACAGGAATACGCACAGAACACTTTAGTGAACAAATTACGGCTATTCCGTGAGCGTTTGGCACAAAAGGGTATCAACGTAGCGGTAAGTTCCAATAACGGGCATTTAAGCCAGTATGTAGTGTTTTCAATGGAAACAAGTGATAACGAAAGCGTGATAATCGCAAAAGAAACACAGTTACTTGAAGCTGATTGGTTAGGGCATGAGGGTGTAATGATAAGCCCCTTACTTATGACCGAGTTTGGCTCTGGTAATTATGCGGTATTTTGGGAATCTGTTGATATGGGTTCGGTACATCAGCTTGACGATGGTACTCCGATAGGTCGGGGTTCATTCCCTAACCAAAAATACGCTTTTGATTATCAATGGTTCTATCGTGATAAAGAGGGAAATAAGCACGTTTCCCGTGGTATTTATCCAACGAGACCTATGCACAACGCTGTTATAGAAATAATCATGCAAGTTGAAGCCACGGCAAGGGAGGTGTTCGGAAATGGCTGATAATACTTGGGTTTTCGATATTGAAACCAAGATTTATACAATCATAAAGACAAGGCTTGAAAAGGCTTTGAAATCCACTTACCCAAACTTGTATATAGCACAACAGGAAAAGATAAACGATACTCCGAATTTCCCTTCTGTCATCTTACAGATGCTTTCAAGCCCCGAAATGGGTTCTGACCTTGATAACACAACGGTTAATGCCATGATGGTTACTTGGGAGACACACGTTACTGTGAGTAAGAGCATGGGGTTAGCCGGACTTCGTAAGGTTTCCGCAGAAGTGCTTGACAACTTCAAAAAGCTACGTTTCAACGTGCAAGACCGAGGTGAAATCAATAGAGAATCCTCGGACACTTATACAACTATTTCACGTTTCCGCAGAGTTATCGGTGGAAATGAAGAAATAAATCTTTAAATCATAGCGAGCCTTTAAGGGTTCGCTTTTTTTATGTAAAAAATCCAAACAGGAGGACAGAAAAATGGCAGATGCTACAATCATGGGTCTCTCGACCCTCGGCATAACTATGGGCTATGGCGTTGAAGCAAGCGGTTATGCAGGTGTTAAGCCCTCAACATTCACACAGCTTCATCGTATCAACAACATCGGTGGAATCACAGTTAATCCTGCTACCATTGATGCTTCGGCACTTGAAGATTATGTAACAAAGACCGTTGCAGGTAGAGGTGAGACAGGTGGAACATGGACAGTAACAGTTAACTTCACAGACGAGACAGAAGATGAGTGGAGCGACCTTATTTCTGCATATCAGACCGCAAAGGCTTCGAACCTTAATATGTGGTTTGAGGTTATCGCACCCAATCTTACAAAGGCGTTCTTTGTTGTTGCACAGCCGCCTGAAAAGATTCCTATGCCTGAAATGGCACAGAATGGTCTTATGACCGTAGAGTTCCCTCTTGTCATCGTTGACCCGAAGGGAATGGACACAAAGGTTGCATTTAGCTGATACTCTCGGCTATGTGAGATAACCCCTTTGAACTTGGGAAGGGCGGCGAAAGCTGCCCCTTCCCTTTATTTATGGGGATTTATTATGCCGAAAGGCAAGGGAAGGAAGGAAATATTATGACAAGCATTACAATCAAAGGAAAAGAGTACAAGATTTATTTTTCTTACAATCGTTTCTGTGATAGCGACCTGTTGGACAGGGCAGCAGAAATACTTGACCTTGTAAAAGGTGGCACAGGAGAAACAAAAAGCGAGAGCGAGAATGTTGCCGTTATCAAGAAGATGTTCTTGGTAACAAGAGACCTTATGTTTGAGGGCTTTAAGAAGTATAACCCCGTTCAGAGTATTTCAGAAATCGGAGATTTGATGGATGATTACTTTGATGAGGGAACGGAGAATGATCCTCATGGAATCAGCGAAATATTCAATATCGTAGCAGGAGAGTTAGTAGCCGAGGGTTTTTTCGGTCAGTTCCTAAAGACGAGCGTGAAGGCTTTGGAGAAGCAGATGCAGAAGAAGAAGCTGACCAAGAAAAATTAAAGTTCTCCGAATTATTCTGGAAAAAAATACTGCCGTTGTATGTGGCTTTAGGATGCACTAAAGACGAAGTAATGGAGCATTGTCCATTTGAACTTGATTATGTGTTTGAAGCACAGAAAATCAGGAAAAAGATGGATGACCAATCAAATTGGGAATTAGGCATCTACATCGAATCCGCAGTTGCTACGGCAGTTGAACATAATCTTGCCGGATATAAGGCTCGAAGCAAGTACATAGAAGAACCTTTCTCAAGCAAGATTGATAAAGACGAAAAGAAATTAAAAGACAACAACAGGCTTCTCATGGCAACCCTTGAAGCATGGGCTACAAACTGGAAAATGGAACACACACAATCGGAGGAAGTAGACAATGGCTGATTTAGAAGAATTAAAAATACGGATAACCGAGGATTCGACCAAAGCCACACAGGGAATAGAGAAGCTCGCTGCAAGGTTATCAGCGTTATCAACCTCGATAGCCGTTCTTGAAACAGGAAAGTTAAACGATCTTGCGACAGGACTTATAAACTTAAATTCTGCCATTTCACAGATAAATGGTAATTCTACCAAGCGTGACTACAATAAGATTGTCTCCAACCTGTCTACTTTAGGCAAGGTTAATGTTGACAACCTTAATAATGTGTCCGCATCAATCATAACTTTAGCAAATTCATTTCAACAGTTATCGGGTGCAGATGCTGTAAGTCAGAATGTTAGATCACTCATCAACTCCATCAGTAAACTTGGTGGAGTTGGTGTTAAGAGAGCAATCACCAACATTCCGCTTTTACAGAGCGCACTCATAAATCTAATCACATCACTTTCAAAAGTTCCCGATATTAGCCAAAACATAATAGAGTTTACCAATGCGTTATCCAACTTGGCAACACAGGGTGTAGGATTAAGACAAGCTGGAAATGCTATGCTTGGCACTCTTGACAAGTACAGAACTGCCACTAACAGGGCTAAAACCAGTACGTTGAGCCTTGCGAGTGCCATTGGTAAAGTCTACGCTAATTTCTGGTTGCTTATCCGTGGTGCAAGAGCCGTTAAGAACGCATTTATTGACACGGCTGATTACCTTGAAGCATACAACTACTTTGAGGTAACCGCACAGAAGATAGGCAGAGATACATTTGCTAAAGAAGGTGTAGGAAGTGCTGAAGCGTATGCTGATGCGTTTACGGAAACACTTCAAAGAAAATTGAAACAAATGTCGGGTCTTGAACTCGACCTCGAAGATAGATTAATCAAGACTACCAACGCAAAATCTCTCGGTCTTAATCTTACCGAACTCACACAGTATCAGGCATCAATAGCAAGTATTACAAACTCTATGGGAGTTTCACAGGAAATCGCACAGAGTACAGCTAAAGCCTTTTCAATGCTTGCTGCTGATATGGGTTCGTTAAAGAACGTAGATTTTGAAACAGTAGCAAGTAACTTACAAAGCGGTCTCACAGGCATGGCGAGAAGTCTGTATCGCTATGGCATTGACATTACACAGGCTACACTTGAACAGTATGCTTTTAACTATGGCATAGAGAAATCCGTGTCAGAAATGACGCAAGCCGAAAAAGCACAGTTAAGGCTTTTGGCAATCCTCGACCAGAGCAAGGTTGCTTGGGGTGATTTGGCTAACACTATCAATTCACCTAACAACCAGTTAAGGATGCTCAAGAATAACTTAAAGGAAATCGGCACAGTATTCGGTCAGTTATTGATCCCTTCAATCACAAGGACGCTTACATACCTTAACGGACTTTCGATAGCTATTAAGAGATTGCTTGTCGATATAGCACAGATTCTTGGCATTTCGCTTAACCTTGATGAGTTCGGTGGTGGATTTGACGAAGCATTAGAGGATGATGTAGACGCACTTGATGAATTTAACGATACCCTTAACAAGACCAAGAAGGGCATCCGTGAATTTGATGAGTTAAAAGTTATCGGTACTGACAGTAGCAAGTCTGTTACTGGAATCGGAGACGATATCGACCTTACACAGCAGATTCTTGATGCTACGGCTGAATATGAGAAAGTCTGGGATGAAGCATATGACCGTATGCGTTCCAAAGCCGAAGAAATTGCCGGACTTATTGGTGGCGCATTAGAACCTATTAAGACGATAGTTGCAGATTTTGCAATCGGTGATTTTTTTAAGGCAGGACAGGACGTAAGCAAACTCGTTACCTCGATATTTAACTTTGTATCGGATGCGATAGACAAAGTTGATTGGTATGGTTTAGGAGTCAAAGTCGGTGACTTTATCAAGGGCATAGATTGGTTAGAAATCCTGAAGAGTGTCGGTGGAGTTATCGGAAGTGCATTACAGGCTGCCGTTAATATCTGGGAAGGTTCGTTTAGTGTTGCACCTTTTGAAACCGCTTTACTGTCAGCTTTTGCGATACTTAAATTCACAGGC